CCCAACTATTGGGGTTTGAAGCGGGCGAAGTGCATTACACGTTCCAGCGTGGTACAAGCCAACAGGATCATCAGAGGATCTCTGGACAGATGAGCATTTGTGACATGCTGCTTGTGCCATTGGCTATGATCTGCCTCGCCAAGTGATTGGACGTAGGAGGCATAATCTTTGGCTCGAACTTTGAAATTGGAATGGGGCAAAGATTTTTCCCGTCGTGTGGTTATAGCCCACAGATGGGAACGTGTATGGCCGAATTGACTCTTGAGTTGTTGTGTGATGATGGTGTTGAAGACATCTTTGGGAAGATCCTCAGTGTCTGCTTTAACTGAATAGCAGCCAGTGTTGATCATTCGGTCGATTTGCCGGCGATAGACAGCACCTCGGTTCGTAAACTCGAGAACCTTGCTCAATATGGTCATATCGTCAGTTCTGATGTCCGCAACTTTGAAGGAATAACCATAGCCGTGAGTGATGGGGTTATCAGCGTCGTTGTGCATAGTGAAAGCTTGTTCGAGGCGCTCATTGATTTGCACAATGAGCGACGCTGGTGTCAGGAGACCGGTATCGTCTCCGCTGGCTCCGAACCACATCCTGCGGAGTAGTGGTTTTAAGGCTTCCATGAACATGCGGATTACCCTAGATGTATTGTAGCCGGACGTGGCCCAGTAACCTGAGCCAACAGTCCCCACTACAGTCAAGGTTAACTCATTCCGCATGAGAGAGAAAGGTATTTTGAGATTCAGCCCAAGTTTCTTGGGATTGAATCTTAATTTGATATTATGGTTGAAAGTTTGGATCACCTGTAATATCCTACGCGCTTGGGTGAGATTGAAGCGCAACCGCGCGAGAAGTGGTCTTAACAGACTATTAAACTCACCATCGACTTGCTGCATAATAGTGATGTCATTATGTCCGTCGAAGCCATTAAAATCAAATGGTAATTTAACAATCGGGTCACCTGGGTTGGCAAGTTCTAATCGCCTATGTTCTGTCTCATAGCGTTCGCGTACTTGGTCGGGTGTAAGACCGATGAGATAACCCGAATTGCTTGAGCCGAATTCTTCTCGATATACATGCTCCCAGTATATCCTGAGCGCTTCGCCGACGTGATCGCCTACGTAACCGAGGACACTCTTAGACTCGTCAGATGGGCCAAATATGATTCGACTGCGTCCGCCATGGGGCCGCTCTTCTATCATAGCTGGCGAGCCGAGGGGCTCGCGATAGATGTATTCTTTTAATCGATGGTCTTTCTCATGTTCTTTCTGGAAGACAGAATAGGTATTGTTCAGACGGGTTGCTTTGCGGTGGAAGCGTAACCATCCGTTTTTGTAAGCACTTCTCTTAAATGCTTCGACTTTGGACAAATATTCGTCGAAGGTTTTAATTTTAACAAGCCGCAGAGCACGCGAAAACACGTCCAAATGCGTCGGCTTGAGCGGGTTTGCCCGAACATAGTTAGGATCAGGGTATGCTGCGGGTTTGAGTTGCCGTTTACCCAAGCACCAAAGCAAATAAGCCGGATGTTGGACAAGCGTGACTGGCTGTAGATATCGCGGTATTAGGTTAGCCTCGTAGGGTTGCGGGATCTTGTGAGGGATTTTAACGTAGGAGTCAAACAAAGCGTTGACATCCTCATGCCGAAAAGTGGACACCCTATCCGTACGTGGTGCTTGGACGATGCACGGTAGACGGTAAAGTCATAAGGCAGCAACGGCATCTCTTCCTCATGTAATTGCGGTGTCTGAGTGGAAATGATTGTATAATACAAGCGACCGTCCACTTTACGTACACGCACATATCC